TGAATGCTTACTACGGGGCTGATGAATTTAATGATGTGATCCCAACGAGCGGCACGATTTCGATGAATCAATTTCATGGGGTCAATGGGCGCTCTGCAACAATTTACCCTGGAAGCTTTCGCCCTGGTAATGCTACCCCAACACGCTATGGCTATGGGCAAGCTAACCGAACTGGCTATTGGCATCCAGAAAGCATGGTCGGTGCCACCCACTCTCAATACGGAACCATTAGCCGAACTAATCGTCTTATCGGCAACAACGATTTTTGTGGCCTTGTTGTACATAAACCGTGGCAGGGCACAACTTTTGATCCCTATGACATACACGTAGAAATCTACACGAAGTCATCAAGCAACAGCGGCTGGACAACATTAAAAATGAAAACTTTGGGTGCCAAGGCGTTTGGTGGTGGATCAGTTACATGCACGCTTAATAGAACTAGCGCGGCTCATTTTGGTGCTATAGCTGGAACTTCACCAACAACATACGCGTGGACGTTTGTAACTGGATCCAACATTAACTGGGACTCACAGAATGGCCGTGGGCACGGAAGTAATGCTGGGTCAGCAGTTACAGAGTGGTGGAATGCCATGACAGGCTTGTCCGTTTATAACCGACCTTTTATCCAATTTTCATAGGAATTATCAAAGTGATTAATTATGAGATTACAAAAGCAGACCCCTTAACAATGCAGTTCCACATTGTGTACCGCAAAGAAGGTTTTCCTGATTACGTTTTTGGTAACGCATTACCCCCTGAGTACACAGAAGAATCGTTACATGGCTTAGCACAAGACAACGCGGTTTATGCCTCAGAGTATTGGGAACATTGGGAGGCTACGAAGGATCAAGCTGTAGAGTTTGAAAACCCGAAAGGCCAAGTAAAGGACATTGTTAGAGAAGCCTCTCCTGATTACGACACGCTAACTGAAACGCTTAAAGAAACTGTATCGGAAAACGATACAACCATTACTTATACGTACACTGTTGTGCCTCTATCTGTTGAAGAGAAAGCAGCCGCAGTCCGTCAGAAACGCATGATGCTCTTGGTTGACACTGACCGCTACGGTCTTGCCGATAGAGGTACAGCACAAGAGTGGATTGACTACCGGCAGGCGCTTCGCGACATACCACAACAAGAAGGTTTCCCAGTTAACGTAACTTGGCCTATCAAACCACTAGAGGGTTAGACATGGCTTTGATCAAGTTTTACGCGCTGTGCTCGAAAAGCATGCCGGCTACTAAGCGGCATTTACAAACCGTGCCTAAAGAAGACCTGATCATGGTCTTTAATAGTGAAGACGAGGACTACGTTAACGAAGCAAAAGCATGGTGTGTTGAGGAAAACATCGAGCACTATATCACTACTAGTGACGGTACAGCGTCTACTGGTAAGAACTCTGTTTTAGAGTTGTTCTTAGCATCTGACCATGAGTTTATGGTCATGATTGATGGCGATGATTTTGTAACACCACACGGTGTTTGGACATATAAACAAATAGTCGAACGGTCAGATGCACCTGATGTCATATGTTTGTATGACCAGTTAGGCATATATAAAGAGCGCGGTTATGACCCCGTGTTACGCGGTCATGATTTTCTACAAGACCCAATGTTTACCACTGCTGACCCAACTGACCCTACTTTGATTCAAGGTCATGCGAAGCGAGTCTTTCGACAGGATTGGGCATGGTGGCAAAGCGCGATAGATGGGACTTTAATCCCACAGACTGATGATGAATCAAAAGCATTAGCGGATGTGCATCAGCGATGGGCTATACATTGTCAGAAGTACATTGATAAGTGGGAACACCATCTAAGGATTACTTTGTTTTCCAGAGCCGCCGCTGCGCAGGGCAAGTTTCAGGTTGGTTTATTGGTAGGTGAAGACACAGTGCGCTTTCTAGAGTTGAAAGACGCGCACATGCACGGTCAGCTTAAAGTGGTTAAGCATCGAGAGACCTACCCAACCTATGTCTATGACACTAGGTTAGATGGCGTTGTTCAGTGGGCATATGACCGTGATTGGGGATATGTGAAGTGGTTAACTGAACTTACAGAAAAGTATGACGAGCTCGAAGCGATGGATATGATGCACGAGGATGACCTTCCTGAAATCACTGTCGAGTGGCCAGAAAGTTATCGACCAGATGTCTGTAAGCTAGTTGCGTATCCAGCTAAGCACATTACCTGGTAAACATTTATTGCAGTGTATTAGTCCAGCTAATAAAATAGAGGTACTATGACTTACTTTAAATTAGACAGATTCGGCGGCATGGCCCCCGCAATAAGTCCTCGATTGCTGGCGGAACAGTTCGGTCAGTTAGTAAAGAATGCAAAGCTGGACACTGGAAACCTTCGAGGCCGACCACCTCACCCGCCTACAAGCGCGGGAAGCGTTGCATCATCTGCTCGGCGCTCAATCTACTTGTACTACAAACAGGACGGTACGAGTGTTTGGTTGCAGTGGGATCAGACCGACATATCGGTTGCAAAAGGCCCAATACCAGGAGACACCACGAACCGCCTGTATTGGACGGGGCAAAACTACCCACGCATAGGGTGGCAATCAACAATTATTTCTGGTGCCGCCACGGGTTATCCAGCTAATTCATACAGGCTGGGAGTACCTGCTCCGCATACATTCGCTACTGTAACGGTTAATGGTCTTCCAGATGACACACTAACCCCGAATGATGTTTCGTACGTGTTTACGTACGTCACTGTTGATGGGCGCGAAGGCCCTCCAAGCGCGCCATCTGGTATTGTTTCAATGGACGACAGCCAGACTGCAACTTTATCTATACCTGCACTAAACGTTGGCAGTAACCACAATCTAGGTAATGGGGCAGTAATACGCATATATAGATCTAACTCAGGCTCCACTAGCGCAGCATTTCAGTTTGTAAATGAACGTCCCATTTCTACGACCAGCTACACAGATACTAAAAATGCAGACGAGCTCGGGGAAGTTATCCCTAGTGCAGGCTGGATAGGGCCGCCAGACGATGACTCTTCTCTATATCCTGATGGCCCTTTGAAGGGTTTGATACCGCTGGCCCAAGGTGTAATGGCTGGTTTTACTGGCAAGCGGTTCTGTTTAAGCGAGGCGTTTCTTCCACATGCTTGGCCGATTGCTTATCGCATTACAACTGAGGACGACATTGTCGCTATAGCCTCTACTAGTGGTGGTGTTACTGCTCTTACAGACGGCCAGCCTTATTTCATCTCTGGTACTGACCCCAGTGCAATGACCGCGACCCGCATAGATCTGGCGCAAGCATGTCTTAACGAACACAGTGTAGTGGACATGGGTCAGTACGTTATTTATGCGGGGGCAGATGGTCTATGTGCTGTTGAAGGAGGGCAAGGAAAGCTCTTAACCGATGGGCTTATTAAGCCTGCACAATGGCGAGATGCTACGGGTGATTATCGTCCGAAAGATTACAAAGCTTTTAGACATGAAGGAATGTATGTCGCGTTTCATTCTCAAGGTGGTTTTGTTTATGACCCCCGTTCAGACGAAACGGCTCTGATTTTAATTGATAACTCCAACAACTCTAACGGGGGAGCAGTAGTCGGTGGGTATACAGATCCTAAAGACAACCAGCTGTACACGCTTTGCGACACGCGCATTCAAGAATTCGAAGCTGTAGGTGATGGCGAAGTAGCAGCCCAGACCCTAGACGCTACGTTCAAAAGCAAGATTTTTAAAACTGATAAGCCCATATCGATGGGCTGGATGAGTATTGATGCTAACCAGTATGGCTTCCCAGCGACTGTCAAAGTGTGGGCAGATGGAACGCTAATTTTCCATGCAGTAGTCAGCAAAACAGCTGATTCAGATTTCTCACTTAACTTTACCGTACCTGCTATTTCTACAGCATCTGTAAAAGGTAATAAACAGCCGGTCTTTCGGTTGCCTGCTGTGGTGGGCCAAGAGTGGGAAATAGAAGTTCAGAGTGCAGATCTAAATTCTGTATGCATCGCGCAAACGCTTGAGGAGATTCAGTCGTCATGACTAAGCCGACTCATGTTCCTGGTTTTCCGGCGGTGCCCAAAGATGTATCGCCTGAAACAAGAAATTACTTGGCCAAGCTGGCAGAAGCTTTAGAGATTCGCCTTGGCCGAAAAGGTGATCCGAAAGATAGAGCCGTAACGCTTCGTGAGTTGTTAGCTTCTGGGCTAGCAATAGACCTTAAATCTATACCTTTTAATATAAATAACACCGGCGACGGCACTGATTTTGGCCCAAGCACCCCCGAGACCGATACAACTGTGCCGCCCGCGCCTACGAATCTGACTGCTAATGGTGCTTACAGCATAATCATTCTAACTTGGGACGCCGCTACATTTTCAAACTACGCGTTTACTGAAGTTTGGGCACACGACACGAACAGCCTTGGCGATGCACAACTGATTGGTGCAGTAAACGGGTTCACATACATTGACCCCGTCGGCTCCGATGCTTCTCGATATTATTGGGTTAGACACGTGTCAACAAGCGCCGTAACTGGGCCCTACAACAACACGACCGGCACATTAGGGGAGACAGCTACTGATGTGGCTTATCAACTTAATGTCTTAGCAAACGCAATTACCTCCAGTGAGTTGGCTCAATCTCTTGCCGAGCCTATAGCCTTAATCCCTGATTTAGAAACTTTTACTGGTTACGATTCGACCTATACCGGCGACAGCTTATTAACTCGCATGGGTGCTGTAGAGACAACAGCTAATGGTGCGGCAACGTCAGCACAACTTAGTGCTGAGTCCACAACGCGCGCTAACGCAGACTCTGCACTGACAACCGATATAACTAATTTGCAAGCTTCTGTTGGAAGTAATTCAGCTGCTATAAGCAATGAGTCCATAACGCGCGCTAACGCAGACTCTTCGCTTTCAAGTCAGATTAGTAATGTAAGTAGTACTGTTAATGGTCACACGACTAGCATTAGTACGAACGCTACTTCTATAAGTGGCCTTCAAGGTCAGTACTCAGTCAAAATAGACAGCAACGGTCACGTTGCGGGCTTCGGTTTAAGCAGCACGACAACGGGCGCGACTCCAACGTCTGCGTTCATTGTCCGAGCAGATAAGTTCGCGGTCATCGACCCAGCAGATACGGGCGACGGGTTGGGTACAACCACGCCCTCTAGCGATAACGTTCCGTTCTTTATTTATAACGGTGACACCTATCTTAAGTCGGCAATGATTCAAGACGCTTCGATCACCAATGCAAAGATTGGGAATTTAGGCGCAGACAAAATAACGACTGGCACCCTTAGTGCGGATCGGATAGGTGCGGGTTCTATCGGTGTTAATAAGCTAAACCTTGTAGGTACGGGCGCAACCATCAACTTAGCAAGTGCCGCTTCTGGCGGTCGTATGGTTATTCAAGGCACAAAAATTTTAGTTTATGACACGACAGGCGCTCTGCGAGTAAAGATAGGTGACCTCTGATGGCTTGGGGAATGCAAGTTTTCAAGCAAGACGGCACGATTCGTTTAGATCCAGGCGACCGTCAGGTAATGCACTACAAATATTTCAGCGGGACATTAGCTCAAGGTAACTCGACATCATTAAGTGTTGGGGGTGGATACGACATTACGAATGGAGATTGGGGCATCGATGTCACGCCGGTCTCTGATTATTTGAAAGCAGTATCAACAAGCAACACGGTTACGTTGACGCTACTTAACGGCTACTCGTCTACGGGTTCGCCAATTTATTACCAAGTTAACGTATTTAAGTTGAATACATAATGGCGTGGGGGATACAGGCTTACAACAATTCTGGGTTTACTCAGATAGATGAAACGACAATCGGTTATCAGGTGTTGGCGACCGGTGTAGTACCGGCGAGTAATGCATGGACACAAAGCTACGCCACCATACCTAACAGCTACCCTGACGACATTTTGATTGTAGCTAAACCGAATAACCCGACTACGACCACGAACTACAGACTGTTTAGCCGGTATTCGGATTTCACAACATCTAGTGGGACAAGGTATCGGCGTTTTTACGCTAACTGTTCTTACGGGTCAATTGTTGTTGCAACAGAAGCTGTTGATTACGCGGTCATTCAACGGTGTAACTTGTTTAATGATGGACTGATAAGTAATCAGAACCCATCTAATTACGGACTAAATGTCTACAACACTTCTGGTCAGCTGACATTTACGACCGAGAAACCAACGTTTCGTGTTCGCAATGCGCGACACCACAACGTGACTGCATCGAGCAGTGGTGCTGCTACATGGCACACAGCTGCTAGTCAAACGGACTTGTTGAATTTGTATGCCTACGCTCACGGCTATGGCGCTTACAGATATCGAACTTTTGGCCCTGCAGCTGACCGGCAGTACTCAGCGTCATCAAGAGTCGGTAAGTGGGATTACACGAACAATACGTTTAGTACCTCCATTGTTTCTTTCGGGGGGAACACTTATGCCGGCGCTCCGCTCGTTGACCGAGTGTGGGAAGGGCACAGAACAGAATTACTTGGGTACGTCGTATGATTAAATTTGCATTTGTTAAAGAGAATGGTGAAGTCGCCGCAACTTGCAGCCCGTCTGAAGACGGTATGTTTACCGACGGCGAAGTGATCGATGGCCAAACTGTGCGTAGTTTCGACTACGGCATTGATGACGCTGAGGTATGTGTCAATTGGTACTGGCGAGATGGGGGTTGGATAAAGACAAAGCCAGCACGACCATCAATTAACCACTATTGGGAAAACTACAGTTGGGTTCTTGATTCCGCTTCTCTGATGGCTGAGTTACGGATGGAGCGCGATCGTAAGTTAGGCGACAGTGATTGGCGGGTCATGCCAGACAGCCCAATGAACGATACGCAAAAAGCGGAGTGGGCAACTTACCGTCAAGAGTTGCGAGATATCCCTGGGGTCTACAGTTCCATTACGTCTCTCGATGACGTTACCTGGCCAACGGAGCCATCGTAATGGATCCCATTACCGCTATTACTACAGCTACCACCGCGTTCAATGTCGTGAAGAAGATGGTTAGTGCTGGTAGAGAAGTTGAAGATACGCTTGGCCAACTAGGAAAGTGGTACGGGGCTATTTCTGATCTCAACGAAGCCGAGCGCAACGCTAAGAACCCTCCGCTATTTAAGAAAATTGTTTCGTCAAAAAGCGTCGAGCAAGAAGCGATGCAAGTGTTCGCTGCGAAGAAGAAGGCACTACAGCAAGAGAAAGAGCTGCGTGAGCTGCTGTTGTATACGTATGGGCCCGAAGGATACAAAGAACTAACTGACCTACGCAGACAGATTCGGCAGAAACGAGAGCAAACAATTTACGCACAGAAGCGCCGTCGCAAGCAGGTCTTCTGGGGCACCGTCCAAAGTGTCCTGATCCTTGGGTTATCTGGAATCACAATCAAGTTGTACGGGTTTCTGTACAACACAATCACAGCCGTATAGGAGCCACATCATGCACGCAGGTAAAGGCAAACAATGCTATCTAAACCAACCAGACAAGAAGAAGAAAAAAAAATCCAAGAAAAAAGGCAAGAAAAATTATGACTACTAAGCGCAACTACAAAAAAGAGTACAAGGAATATCACAGCAAGGAAGAGCAAAAGAAGAATCGTGCAGGCCGTAACACTGCACGTCGCAGAGCCCTGGCCGCAGGTAAAGTGAAGAAGGGCGATACGAAAGATGTCCACCACAAAGACGGCAATCCTCGTAACAATAAAGCTAGTAATGTGAAGGTAGTGAGTCGCAAAAAGAATCGGGGTAAGTACCGATTTGCATGACCCGCATGATCTTTATTCATTAGCTGCATGGCCTCGTAGCTAATATAATTACGCTTTACCGAGAGGCCCCCTATGCTTACCCATTATGTGCTAGCGTTCACGTTAGCAGCGCTGTCTGTTATTGCTGTCGATGACTTGAAAGTAACTCGCTTTTTGAATGCGTCATTGACGCACCCAAAATTAATGCAAAATAAATTAAGTAGAAATATCAGGAAGTTAAGAGCCTCGTGGTATGTCCACAAAAAGAAGGTAAAAAGAACATAAGTCCTTGTAATAGAACAACTTACACAGTTTTGGGGAGCAGAATCCCTCCTTCTCCGCCAATTTTCAAACCCTTGCTGTAGCTTGGTTTCCGAGCGATCATACATGCCTTGACGCACATATGACGCACGGAGAAAGCGGTGGCATCGATACGGAAACGAGGAAATAGTTGGTACGTTGAAGTACGGTATAAGAAAGTAAGGGTAAACGAGACGTTCAAGTCTCACGCTGCAGCCAAGGCTTGGGCGCGGCGCAAGGAAGAAGACATTGATCTCGGACTGTTGCTCCCGAATCGCGGTTCGCGGTCAGAGACCATAGATTCATTAGTCGATGATCTTATCCATAGCTTCGAGCGGTTCGGCCTCGAGGTAGCTGGCCCCAAGCGGACACAGCTGAATCAAATCAAAGTCTACTTTGCGGGTGTCTCCATTCATGACCTGACCTATGACGAGGTACTCGACTTCGCTGCATATCGGCGTAAGCGAGTTGTGGCAAGCACACTCCAAACTCAAATGTATTATCTGAAGCAAGCTGTCGATAACAGCAGACTTACCCTGAGAGAGAACGTCATTGCCCAGGCTATCGATGAGCTGCAAAAGAAAAAGATCATTATGGGTAGTAAGCGAAGGGAGCGTCGACTCGCCCCAGGTGAGTACGACGCATTAATGGAAGCTGCTGGTAAGCACTGGATTGGTACAGCAATAGACATTGCTGTCGAATCTGCCATGCGTCAGGGGGAAATACACCGACTCAAGTGGTCAGACATCGACGAGGATGCCGGTGTAATCCACCTGTGGCGAAAAGATAAGAAGGCAGAGGGTGGTAGGAGTAAGTCGAAAATACCCCTTCTGAAGGGCGTTAGAGAGGCGCTCCTACGCGCACGAAACACAACTCAGCAAGGGGATAACCTGTTTCATGTACGTAGGAGCGAGTCAATTTCGGACAAATTTGCCCGAATGACCAACAAAATAGGCATCAAGGATTTGCGCTTCCATGATCTTCGACATGAGGCAATTAGCCGTATGTTTGAGAGAGGAATGCGCGTTGAACAAGTGCGGGTTGTATCAGGGCACCGCACACTCGATCAATTATCTCGGTACGTTAACTTGAGGGCGGAAGATTTAGCTGGGATGTAAGGCTTACCCTGGCACACTTATCTGTTCAGTAAAATATCTTGCTACTTCCTGAGTGGGAAAAAGGTACTTCTTACCTCGGCGTACGTGAGGGACATCAAGCTGGCCGCGATAAATCTGTTGGTACATCGACTGCTTTTTGATTCTCATTAGCGCGGCTAATTCTTCTAAATCCATGAACGGGCCATAGCGCTCAAGTAGTATCGCTTCCATACCTGAAATCTTCCTAGACAAAAGTTGTTTGTAGGTGGGACTTCAACCATTTAATACTGGAGGTAATAAATTTACAATGTTTTTTTATTACTACTTGAGCGTTTTTTTAAGGGTTTTTGCGTGGTTTCTGTAGTTTTCTTTCATTTGTCCGAACAAGTAGCCTGTAGCGTTAAGCGACAGCAGTTCGGACAGAAACTTCTAGTACAGCCCACAGGTTTTCGATTTTGTCTTTAGCGGGTAGTGCGTCTGCTCTGCAGACATAGCTGCGCTTTTTCTTGCGCTCTTTGACTAGCAGAACTTTAGCGTCTGGGTGGTCTTTGAGTACACATACTCGCAGAGCACAAACTCCTATAAACTGTGCTCCTTCCACAACAATATCTGAAGGGAAATCTGAGGCTAAAGCTTCAACCCAGAACTGGGACTTCACTTCTTTATGAAATTGTTTCCGGTTGATGGGTTTTTTCAGATTGCCGATGTCGTATTTGATCACCCGAGTGTAGATGTTTGGTAGATGCTCAGTGACTTCGGGGTCGATTTCACTTGGATCAACGTCGAGAAAATTGGCGAACTTAATCGTGGCGGCGGGGCCCAGTTCGGTAATGTTGTTTAGGTAGTGTGAGATAGCGCCTTGTGTCCACCCAAGCTTTTCTGCGGCTTGTACCTGGGTAAACTTCATTTCGGCTTTCTTTTCGTTCCAGATCCGTCGTAAGTTATTCACGGCTGCTGGTAACTCGCTGGCTTTTTTCATTAGATGCTCTTCCTGAGTGTGTTATGTCGTAGATCCACGCAGCTACCTGCTTGCGTGGGATTGCTTTTTCTACATAGTTATATTTATATATATTAGCTGCGAAATCGTCAACTATTATTAGTGCGGTATCTTCACAGCCTAATATTAGTGCGACAGGTGTACTTCCTGACATGCGCTCTAACCAGGCCTGTTGAAGCGCGGATAACGAATGACGAATCACGGTTGTGTCCTTTTTTGGGAGAGATTTTAAGTACTTGTATTCAACAAAGAGCACACCCGCAGGCCCTGCATACATGGCGTCAGGCACACCTCCCGTATACGTGTCATGGATTTTCCATTTGTACACATCAGGGTGAAGCGCGTTATGTATTGACCTAACAAAGCTATGTTCGTTCATTAATATTAAGCGGCCCGTTGTGACCAACGGTGGGCCATGCCGTCAAGGAGACCGAGTGGAGTGATGCTCGGCGGTCAGCCACGAACTTATTTGGAATACTGCTCGTACAAAGCCTCCGCAGTTTTGTAGTCTTCTTCTTGGGCCCAGCCGACAAACGAGACTTCGCAATTCATGAAGGCTTTGCCCATTTTGTTCTCGGTAGGAACGCCAGAAACTTTCCACAAGCCAGCGAATCGATCGCCACCTTTCATGCCAATCTGTGAGTTCCATGCTTTTGATACACGAAGCTTGGAGCTAGCAAAGTCCATGATGGCGGGGGAGCGCTCGAGCTCACCAGTCTCTGGATCTTTGATCAGGATGATGTGTGCGTGAGTTTCGTTGATGTCGTAGTCAGACGGTTTGTCTTGCGCGTCAACGTATTCTTGTGCCGCAGCTTGCGACTCAAATGCGCCACCGTAACCGCCGCCCGCATCTAACGAACGCCACACAACAAACTCAGTCTTGAAGTGCAAGCTGATGCAATACAAGTCATTGCCGTAGTTGTGGTTGGTTAGGGTGTTGACCAGATGCCCTGGTTCACAACCTTCGATGTAGGCAGCGTGATGCTTATCTACTTCGTTTGACATTTTTTGTAACAGCTTGACGCGTGGAATCTGTACGTTTTGACCCACGTTCTCGTTACCACGGCCGCCATCAATACCTACGAGGTGAGCGGGTAGCTTGTCAGTTGATGCTACAAGGTTGTCGGTTTTTACTGCTAATGCTGTCTTAGACATAATATTTTCTCTCGTCATGATTCATGTTTAAAGGGATCTAAAGTTAATGCGTCGTATTTCACGTGGCTGCAGACCAGGAACATCTTCGCCAAGCTTCAGAAGTTCTTTGTATGCAGTCGAAGACACACGACGTTGCAACAACGAATAGTCTTTGGTGGTGTTGATATGCTCATAAAGAGCATCCCAATCAGTCACGTCTGGAACTGTGTCGTTGTTGATAGACACGCTGGCTTTGTCATTCGCAGTGCGAGACAAACCCTGCTGGTCTAATGAGGTAAGAAGCTGACGGTCTAGATCTTCCTTTGACGTTTTTGCTTCTGTGAGTTCAGCGTTGAGTGCATCGATCGTTTCTTTGATCTTTGCACGCGCTTCGATTAGTTCATTAATATTCATAATGGTCTCTCTTCGTTTAGGTTGGTTTAGGCTGCTTTTAGTTTGTTTAGAATTCCGAGTAGCTCGTCCATTCGATCGACTTTGCCTTGCAGCTTTTCGTACACGTCTGTTTCCCAGGTGTCGCGCGCTGCAATCTGTATGACTTCGGTTTTGTCTGTCTGACCGGCTCGATAGATGCGTCGATTGAATTGCTGGTAGTGCTCCGCGTTGTAGGTAGGCGAAGCCCAGATAACTGTTTTTGCTTTGGTCATAGTCAAACCGTGACCTGCTGATTGGGGGTGACAGAACACCACCTGAAGCTGTCCGGCTTGCAACCGATCAACAATTTCTTTGCGCTTGGCGGCTGGTGTGCTGCCGTCGATTGTTGCGTGCTTGATACCCAGCTTGTCTGCGAGCTCGGTCATGTAACGCTCTTCGTGTTTCCAGTTGAAGGCCACAAGCGATTGCGCACGCTGTTCAACAAGCTGCATTACAAGGTCATAACGTTCTTTATGTATCTGTTGTGTCTCGCCGCGCTCGTCGTATACAGCACCGGTACATAGCTGAAGAAGCTTCTTTACCTTGGCACCGGCATGCACTGCGTTGATCGTCGCTGCTCCGGTGTACAACACGGAGTCTTCTTTGAGATCTTCGTATTGTTGTCTGATCTTTTTAGGCAATGTGACAAACATAGTTCTGATTGTTTGCTCTGGCATGTCGATACATTCGGTTAGCTCGTACCTAATGTTGATGTCACTCAGAGCTGCGGCTACGACTTCTTCTGCATCGTTCTTCTGTACCCACTCATTAGCAAAGCCGTTGAAACGGGGAGTACATACAGAAGAACGGAAGCTGTAGAAGCGACGGCCCAGACGCTCGCCGTCGTCGATAATTAATGTTGGATGCCAGATATCCAGAATGCCGTTGCTGTTAGGCGTACCGGACATTGCGATACGGTTGGTAAACGCTTCTGCAATCTTTAAGCATGCTTTGCTGCGTTGAGAGTCTTTGTTTTTGAATGCAGTGAACTCGTCGATAACAAGCGTGTCGAAACCACATAGCACGTAGTAGTGTTTAGCGATCCACTTCACGGCATCGTGATTGGTAATTACTACATCTGCATTGGACTCGGTAAATGCGTCTTCACGGTTTTTGGCATATGCCACGGCATATGTCAGGTTAGGTTGGAACTTCTCGATGTCATCTGCCCACGATGCTTCCAAGATGGATAGCGGGGCGAGAACCAAGGTTCGTGTTCCGCGGCCCACGATTGCGTCCAGTACAGAGCGTGTCTTACCGGTGCCAGGATCAGATGTAATTAAGCAACGCGGGTTCGCGTTGATGAAGTCAGTCGTGACTTGTTGATGTTCAAATGGTTCGTACATAGGCATCACTCATTGATGGTTTACAATATTAGCACAGCTAATAAAAAGGATCAAATACGGACTCTCGATCCACAGGTTCTACAGTTGTTTGGAAAGAATCCTTGGCGTACTACAGGGGGGCATCGGCACCAGGAATCGGCGGGTGCTGCATCGAGCTTGTAACGCCCCGAAGTCTGAACTTTGCCCTTGCGCTTAATGAAATTAAGGTCTGATTTTGTAAGCTTCATAATTAGCCCTACTAATACTAGTGTTCAATAAAAATAATAGGTTTGTCGCTAGACCAGCAATATCCGCATGTTGTGCAGCTCTCTGTTCGGTTCAACTGCTCTGGGCAGACAACGCGCCAATCCATCCCACTTTCTCGTGTGTACTGCATAGAATGAGTGCGAGTGGGTGGTTCGCTAATAACACGCGCACTGAAATCAACTTTTCGATCATCACTGAAGCGGACGCGAAACCGATCAGGGTAAATACGATTGACGTTATTGATCATGTCCCCAAGCGTGGACTCTGACTCGTGGTGTGTGTATCCGAACACATGCAAGTTAGGAAACTTGTGTAGCCAGATCTGCCATGACGTGATGTAAAGCGCGTCATAGAAGTCACCCAGGACATGCAGTCTGACAACGAAACCTTCGGGATGCTGGCGATTAAGCTCTTCTAGTTGCAGCTCCAACATTGGTTTGAATGCTGGATCAGTGTGATCAAAACGGTGACCGAACGGCATATTGTTGCCGTAGCAGTTTTGCCACTGTTCGCAGTACTCAGGACACGTAGCACGCTCCTCGAGAGTGAGGGAGTACATGGTCATGCCTTTCCACATTCTCACTGCAACTTTGTCTCCAAGCTTTTTGTTTAGCTTGCCTCGTTTCAACATGTTGGTGCTGGGAGGCTTAACGCTTTTCAGATACCTCGTTTGAGGTAGGTGGACATTCTTTACTGGGATTAGGTGTCCGTCTTTTTTCCGATACATCTGTCTCATCAAATATTCTCCGTATGTGGCCGAATAACAGCTCTTTCAAATCATCATTTGTCATTTTTTCGTTCCTCATCTTTTTGCATTTCATGCATGTAACTGCCGTAGATAAGCAGACCAAAAATTACAAGGACTCCGGCTGCTATGAGCATTTCAAAGAAAGATGTCATGGCTTCACTCCCACCCAGCGATATGCTCGGTAGGGGAACGACGATGTCTTGACGAGCCTGAGCTCTTCACGACGCATGGTGCGTTTCATGGTGTAGAGCACAATGGAAACAATGAGGCCACCGACCATTGCAGCGATCATGCCGCTGTACGTACCGGCAAATGCGTACATGAGGAAGCCGGTGACAGCGATGTCGATGGGGATGTCGTACGCAATGACTCTGCGTACACCGAATTTAAATATCAGAAACAGAAGTCCTAGAGCGGACAGTAGACCTGCAAAAATCATATGTAACTCCTATAACAGCGGCGATTAGAAAAAGAATTTCGTAAAAACTAAAAAAGGCGAAAAGTATTTGGATCAATCTTTTGGTCTCCGTGTAAGTAAAAAGGCAATGCCGCTAAACACGAACGCAATAACGAGTGCGAACATGCCAATAGCGAAGGCTTGCCCAAGAATGGATAGAGTGAGTACTACCGCAACAACGCCCATCGCAAAGACGAGCGCGTTACGGAAAAAGGATTTGAAATATTTCATAGGGTTTCTCTCTTCATTTTTCATGTGACTTGAGGATCAGTTGGATTCCGATCGGGAATAAAAAAGCCCCGCCAGCTGAGGGGAGCTAGACGGGGCAAGGGGTCTTACTGAGGGGGAGGATCTGACCTAGTAAGCTCGTTAGCTCACGCCCCACGTGCATTCTGGTTCGTCGCCTTTACGGAACGAGCACCATCTGCATGCATCTTTACTAGGGGTGGGAGCAAAATCTGTTTCGGTCGTCATTTTGATGGCACGCCGATGAAAACCTGGAGCAAAGACCATTGCTTGCTCACGGGTATAACTTTTCTTAGTTGTTTCGCCTTTATCGAGATACCAAAACTCTGTAGTAACGAACTGTAGAGTTGGATATCTGAAGAAAGTACCGATGGCATACAGCAGGCCTTGCTGCCCGTGGGATATTTCGTTGCCCCACTTCTTACCAGTTTTGTAGTCGATTACTCGGGCTGAGGTTTCGTCTTCATGTACGAGGGCATCGAGTTTGATACGTGCCCATGTTTCTTTTTGCATCCAACCGACTGGTGCCCAGTCAAGGTCGAAGCCCCATTCACCTTCAAGTTCTACTTTTGCTTCGGCGTATAGCTGACGAAGTTCTTCAAAGTCGTCTTTAAACTTGTGTAGAGAGTCGTGCATTTCGCCTTCAGTGCCGTTAACGTAGTCTTCAGCGTACTGATGGATTTGCGTGCCGCGATCTGCAGCTGGGTTAGTAGGCTCTTTAACGCCTTTAACACGGCTGATATATGTTCTGTAAGGGCACTCTTCATAGACTTTAAGTGCTGAATAACTCCATGCTCGGACATCGCCTAGCTCCTTTGGTTTCTCGAACTCTTCTACGTGATCAGGTCTCGTGTCCTGAGTTAACTTAATCATCATCCATCCTAGGTAGTAATAAGTAGAGTATTAGTATAACTAATATTACTTATTATAAGCAAGCAGCTTACGGTCTTTGTCATTGAAGTATTTGTCAGTAATGTCTTGAAGTTGTTCTTTATCGAGTCGCCATGTGGTGACGACACCGGTCATTGGGTTGCAGTTTTTCCCGCCACCCGCTGGTCTCTTACGTTCTTTAGAAACACCGCAGCGAGCTGCTTTCTTTATGAACTCGCGTTGCGATAGTCGGTCATCTGTTAGCACGCCATACACAACGCGCAGATGTTCTAGTGGTATAACTGAGTATGGTTGTTGTGACTCAGCAATCCACTGTTTAACGAAGCGCTGTGCAGTCGTAATCTCCTGGCCTTGTAATACGTTGGTTAGGCTGATGTCGAGAATATCTAGGAAGAACTGCAGATTGCCGTGGCGCACTGCGGCGAAGAACTCTTCCATAACCGACATGGTTACTTGAGCCATCTGTGCTTTTGCGTTGTTTGCAATCGGCGTACGTACTAGCTGCTTGTTGATTCTGTATGCACGGAGTAGGGCAGCGAAGTTGTGCAGCTCTTTACTGATGTCATCAATGCCGTCGATAACTTCTGGGTATACATGCTCGAGCTTCTGCTCTTGGCGAGGTGCGATGTTGTATCGACGATCGCCTTCTTCAATTTTTACTGCATCCATACGGTTGGTAAGGAAGATGAAGTTTGTGTAGTTAGGCATCTCAACTTGGTTAGAACGCATGGCACGAATAGTCATCGTGTTTTCAGTGATTGCGTTCTTTAGCTTGTCAGCGATTTTCATAGTACCTGAGTTAGCTGAGGCCATATGGAACTCATCAACTACTAGGAAAAGCGCTTGGCGCATGTATAAGTTGAACTGCTCTTCGATGTTTTGTAATGCACGCATCGGTACGTGCTCGGTGCCGAACAACGGTCTGAGTACTTTTGTATAGAAGATACCTTTACCGGTGCCTGGAACGCCTTGTAGTACCCAGGCGGTCATTGCTTTCTTTTTAGTTTGGAAGATATAAGCAAGCCAGTTGGTGAAGTGCTCGACCTCGAGAGCCGATCCTCCCAAGATGTGAGTCATCAACTTGTAGATCAGTGGACATGAGTCAGCGATCTTTGCTGCGTCACCCATGCTTAGCGGTTCGTGCTCACGGTTTGACAACATGTACTCGGTCTTGCGGAACATGTTGATGTGGTATGGCACCTTTTCAAGATTGACTGCAGCCTTGTCTGATGACGGATCAAAAATGACGCGTGCATCCGGTATATAGTCAGGCTTGCTGCGACCGTGTGACCGCATGAAGCCCTCGATGCTACTGGAAGCACACGGCATCAACGGAAACTCATCACAAAACTGATTCAGGTTTGGGTCAAAGACACCGTTGTAATAAGTGTCTGTATAGAAATCACGCAACGCTATTGGAAACTTAGCTCGGCCTTCTTTCTCCATCTCTTCTTGATACACATCAAACAAAGACTTGTAGAAGTCGGGGTCAGCTTTTTCGATAGACCAGATCGGTTCGCCCTTGAAGTTGTACATATATGTAGGATCTTCAAGTTTGAAGTAATACGCGTTGCTGTCGCCGCCGTTTACGTTGCAACGTATGAAAGGCGGGTTGGTATCGTCTGCAATAGCGATCGACATGCGGTCAGGGTTATCAAGTATCTCTTCTGATTTGTTATCGACTGTAGCGATGGTTAGCTTTTCTTTCTTTGCTTTGAAGCCACGTTGGGTACGTAGCTTGTTTTTGTGCTCGTTGCTTTTTTGATAAACAACCTCTGGGCTGATGTCACCCATAAGCGCTGCAAGGTCAAGCGTCTCCGTAATACCGGAAACACGCACGACCCGATCAGCGGAGGATGAACTGAACGGGTCGTGGGTTCCGTCTTCAAAGGTAGGAGGCGCAATGAAGATGAGTTTTGAGTTGTCTGCTACTGACGTATCTAATGGATACTTGAGGGAGTGTCCGTTAGAAGACAGCTCCAGTTGTGATGAAAATAGCTTGGACTCAAAGTTACAGTTTTGTAGCCACAGCTTGACTGACTTGGCAGGCATAGCGTGTTCTAACAGAAGGAATATATGTAGGGATACTTTGTCGCCCTTTAAGCCAAGACTTGCAGAGGCTTGTGCAACAAAGCTGCAGTCTTGTACTGCAGGCGGCAACTCGCGCATTACTGCTTTGGCTAGGGTGCTGACATCTTTGCTAGTAAAAGTCTTGGGGTTGGTGTGGTTTGGTAATGTAATTCCATCAATATCAAGAACGAGTAAGTTGCTGTAACCGATGCGGTCAGTTTTGCCAGCACGTGACTCGTTTGCTATTGGACGTTTGAGATTGCCTTTTAAAAGACAGCGACCTTCGTTACCGTGGTGGCGAATGAGTTGTTCAAACATCGCCAAGCCTGTCGTGTCTTTGGGTATTGTTTCTTCGTAGGATGTTACGTTCTTTACATGAGGGTACGGAGTGAATCCGTTTTTGGGACAGTGGGTCTTACTTAGCCGTTGTCCATTAGCGGCTTCTAAAAAAGTTAGTTGCATAGCTCCTCCTACAGGGCAACCATATTAGCATAGCTAATAATTAATTAGTAGGAGCGTTTTTGTCGAATACTTCCTGTCGATCAATTTTGATCTCGTTATCTGCTTCGAACGTGAGTCGAACTTGATTCCTGTCAACCTTTGAAATTTTTATTTTCGCCAGAACGCCGTCATCATCATGAATGATGATGTTTTCGTTGAGTTTCCTTGTCAGTACCAATCGTGGCATCTGAATCACTTACTATAGTTAGTTGCATAACCTCCCTCGGCATCTAGGGGAATGTCGCTAGCCCAGGATGGTTGTGTACACATATGAGTTATAAGTTTGTCCATTGTAACATCAGGATTATTAGCTTGGCTAATTAAAACTACTTCATCGTGTACGGTTAGCACTACATTTGCATCAAGAGTAGGGTCTGCCTCGATGCGAAGCATGGCGTCGGTGACTACCAGTCGGCTTAACGCCTGCACAACGTTCTCTGTAATACGTCCGCCCCAAGTGGTTTCTGTATGGCGAGCACCGTCGTAGACGAGCTTGCCGCCTTCGAATCGTAAGTTGGGGTAATGCAGAGCAAGGCCATTAGGCAGATGTATTTTGCCTTGATGGAAACGGAGGCCGTGCCATTCTTCCTCATATGTTGGACTGATTGTGTTTGCTAGTTTGAGCTCGAGTTTCTGCCAAAGCACTGGTATGCCTTGGAATGTCATACGATATGTATTCACTACTTCAAAGGCTTCATCCATAGAGAACGTCATCGAAGGGCCCATAGCACCTGATTCCAAAGTTGCTTGGAACTTTGCAGCGCCCATGCCATAACCCAAGCCCAACACAGCGGTCTTACCAACGAAACGTTCCGTCGGGTGATCATGTTTGTTTACTTTAAAGCCATATATACGACTGGCTAAGTTGCTGTATATATCGTCACCATTTCTGAACTGGTCAAGCAGGTCATCTTCATCAGCGAGCCATGCAAGCATGCGTGCCTCGATGTTTGATAAGTCAGCAACAAACACGAGGTGCCCAGGCGGGGCACACAACGCTTTCCGCAGCTCAGAGTTGCGCGGCATGTTTTGCATGTTGATTTTTTCTGTACCACCGAAGCGACCGGTGTGAGCTGCGTAGTACCGAAGTGGTACTGAAATAGTACAGTCCTCATGTGCAGCATCTAAGAAACGTTGGGCTCTGGTCTCTGCAATGCGGCTCTTTACGGCACGACGCGCGTCCCATACATGTTGAAACTGGGGGTACATTTTTTGCATCTGCTGGAATGCCTTGTCACTTTTACCGAGAGCGGGGATGTTCTGACCTGTAGTAGGGGACTTTTTGGTAGGTGGCACGAGACCAAGCGTGTAGATGTACTCTGCAAATTGCTGATTGGAGCTCAACACTTTGCGGTCTACACCTGCTGCATTGATAAGCGCTTCATTGGTTGCGATTGTTTCATCACGAAACGTGGTGAGTGCTTCGCGGTCTACGATCAGCTTTGGTTCACAGAACATGCGACACGTCATGTCGATGAGATCCATTTCTGACTGCGGCATACCAAAGGCCATCATGTGTTGGTAAATCCAATACGTTAGGTTTACGTCTTGGATACAGTAGCCAGCGATCGACTCTTCTAGTTCTGGGTCAAGGTCGTAGATACCTTTAGCGTCAGCAAGTTCTTCGCCTTTACGCATTGTCTCGTCATCGGGGAAACAACGTATAGCTACGTCTTTGAGACGGGCACTTTGCGTCGGAAAGAGGCCTCTGCTCATCGCCGCGGTATCGACGTAATACTTTGGTACTAGCCCATAGTATCTAGTCAGTATGTAGCCATCGAATGGAGTGTTGTGGCACACAAGCGTTGCGTCGTTCCAGTCCAGGGCCCGCAATGCGTCTTCACACTCATCTTCGCCATACCATTCAGCGTCTTCATGATTTATCTTGATGCCTACGCCCCACACTTTAAACTTCTCGTGTCGGACGTAGTCCATCGTGGTCATCTTGGTTAACGACAGTTTGTTGTCGTAGTAAGTTTCAAAATCAAGAGTAATTAAAGTCAAAAGGGTAGCTCCTCACTTTGTGCTGCATTGCACTCGTGTTGAGCCATAATTTCTCCTTCGATTGCTTTGTAACGCGCCTTAAGTTCTTCGTAGCGGTCAGGCATGCGTGACTTAATCCACACAGTTGCATAGGTGTGGAACTCAGGATGAATTTGATCGTCATCTAGATCAGGGATAGCTTTGAAGTAATCTTTGGTGTCCATCGAAACGCCCTCCTGGGTGAAAGATTTCTAAGACTTTGTGCTTCTTCCTAAATTTCTGTAACTCGTCATGAGTAAAGACATATAAGTTCCGCTCTAAGTCAGAAACTAGGTAAGCGGTTTTACCTAGTTTGTTCTGGATGAAATGACCTTCTTCAACAGCTGCGTAAATGCAGGTGAAGAGGTTACTCATCTGGTTTTGACCTCGGCCTCGATAAGGCGGTTGAGGTACCACGCAGCTTTGCGTAGGTCTTCAACAGGTTTGCCTTTGTAGGACATTCTCCAAACGTATTTCTCAACGTTGCCTTTGAGGTAGCCTTTGAAAGCTTCGGGGGACATAGATGCTTCAATCGCATCGATACACTCGAGCTTTCCGGCGTTGTAGTGGTCAGGGTTGTTGACTAGATCAACTTTGGGTTGGTCGTAGGGGTCAACGTATTCTCTCGTTGGTTTAAATCTTTGAGTGGATCTGTCCCACTCGGCTGGTGTAGCGTCATCAATACTCATCATACTCTCCTAGTAAGAGCGAAATAGTATCGCAGCTAATAAATTAGTTCAACTAATTATAGCGTGATGTAACAGGTCTGGCCCCAGGGAGCCTCGTGTCTCTCCGTAGAAACCCAGAGAACTGGGTACGGTGGTTCTTCACCAAAGTCATGAGACTCTAGATCAGTAAGGTACACAGCTGCTTCGACATTTGGGTAATGCTCATTGATGTAATCAAATGCTGGGCTGAATTTTGTACCGCCACCGCCTCGTACTTTTAGTTCTGGAAACATATCGTCAGGCTCAACTTCGTCGACATGATGTACTTCCGTATCAACATGCAACAAAGTTAGCTGCGTCGGACGTAGCTCCGAATGGATTGCAGCCATCTCGCTAATGAACTGTTTCCAGTAGTGCTCACAAGAGCTGGACGAATCAATGACTACTGCAAGGTGACCGGCACCCTCAGTAAGCATGCTTGGTAGATATTCGTCTTCACTGATGTATGCACGATGTGGTTTGCGCCAACTGTAGTCGTCATTAGTTAGTGCCGTACAAAAAGGCCAGAGTACAGTCCGCCAATCCACGACTGGTTTGATAATGTCTTGGATGAAGTGCTGCATTGCCCCTGGCAGTTTGCCTGCGCGTTTTGCAACTTCAGCTGCTTGGGTAACAGCGACTTGCCATTCAGACTCAAGTGCTGCATTGGAGCCTGATTCGAGTTGGCCAGCGCCTGCATCGAGCACCATGCCCCACGGACATTGCTTGGGTGGGTTCTCGTGATCGAGGTTGGCGTAGATTTTCTCGGCAGTCATATCTTGATACTGCTTATCAACCAAACCACCTTCAGGTAGCACAAAGCCACAATCGATTAGGTGGTTGTTGATGGCATAGTCAGTCGCGATATTCCACATTTTTTGGTCGCGGTTTTGTCTACGCGTCATGTGATTGAAGACGCAGTGCATAACTTCATGCGCAATGAGGCCTTTGCGAGTGATGGTATCTAGCTTGCCAATAAACTTACTGTTGTAGATAAGACGCGTACCATCCGTGGCCGCGGTATCACAGTTGTTATCGTCTTGAACAAGTTTGAGTCGTAACGCGAGGGCTCCAAAGAAGGGCTGATCCATCAGTAGTTGTGCTCGCGCTTTGAGCATATCGCTTTCGGCTGACATATTAGCCTCCAAGCAGTTTTGCAGTTAGTACCGTTTGATTGGCTAGTGTTGGATCAAAGTCGATTTCTTCTCTGACCTGTTGCGCGCGTTGCTTGCGTGTAACTTTGACGTGCATTTGAGCAAGCTTGTCTGATTCAACAAGTGACTCAGCAGCGGGCCAGATCTCGAGTAATTGCTTGAGTGTCGAACATTTATCAAGCAAGTTACGGATCGATTGTTTGTAGTTGTATCTGGCGTCTGACCAAGCTTTCTTGTCAATCAGCAATGCATCGTGTTGTGCGAGCAATTGAGGTTGGTCAGCTGGATCGAGGTCTTGAACGTAGATGCTTGGGTTGCCCCAAGTGTAACGAGTTTGCTCAGTAACGTAGAACGGGTCGAGCGCAGTATTGAAATGAATAGTGTGCTCTTCATAGTCTTTGTTGTGGAGATATTTGAAGTTTTAGCCCGACGCAAATCAATCGAAGTGACTGGCTCTTTGTTTTTCTGAGGCAGAAGGGATTTGCCGTGGCGCTTGTCAAGTCCACGGTCATAGCCAAGCTTAATCATCTCGCAAAAGAATTTTTGCTCGGGTGAATTTATAATGGCTTGTTTTAAGCCGTCAACAAACTCAGTTGATGGTTTAGGTTCGGGGTTAGCAGTATCGTAAGCGGTCTCTGCGGCGCGGCTGATGTCATGCCGCATTTGTTGGGTCATTCTTACTGAAGCCATAACAATCTCCTATTAAGGGTTTGGACAAAATCCGTAACCGGACGTGGTGGTGTATGTAGCGTCACTGCCGTAACCGCATTTCCATTGGCAAATTTTCAGACCGTTCATACCGGTTTGCTCTGAAATTTTTTGCCAGAAGCATGAGTAGTAGGCAGAAGCCGAGAATGACGCAGTAACTAGTACTGCAACTAATAATTTCTTCATAATAAAAAGTCCTATAAAAGTACGTCAGCGTTTTCTTGAGTCCATTTGGTGAAGGTTTGGCTCGTCATGAGCGACCTGTCTTTTGCTAGCGAGTCGCGCACAACAATTACCTGATACTCAGGTGGCATGCGCTTGGTGTATTTCATGATTGCTTCAAAGTTGGCTGCGTTAACACGCGCAGTTAAGGCCCCACAAACTGCGTACATAACTGATGTGCCAGTTGGTACTTTGGTTGTGGTTGGCTTAGCGAGGATGTCATCAACGTCGGGTACATCTTGGTAGATCTGTTTGAACGCGATGTATTCGCCAGCGGCACCGTCACCAACTAGTGATGCAACGCCATAAAACTCATCGTTCATGAACGGGAGTTTGCGACTCACGTAGTCCCAAGCACGAGGTGTTGGGAATGCATTCTGAGTAGCGTCAACGTCTGATAACAGTTGGGGGCGATAACGCAAGAAGCTCACGATCGACGCATCGATGTCATGGTTCACGGCCCACGCTACCCAGTCATCGATATTCGCTTCTACTGTGAAGTGTGCAAAGCGATTCTTAACTGGCGTCGGCATTTCGTGAACTGCAGCACGATCTGTTGCGCGGTTACCTGCGGCAATGAAGATCGTGTTTGGTGGGGCTTGATAAGTACCGATTTTCCCAGTGGTCAACAGTTGCAAGAATGAGTTTTGAGTTGCTTTGGGAGCGGTACTTAATTCGTCAATGAAGATGATCACGGTGCCTTGGTAGTTGGAGTCGGGGTAGTCTTCGGGCACGCCATACCTGGTGCGGTATGTGCCGTCTTTTTGTTCAACTACTTTCAAGCCACCACGGACATCTACAGGGTCGAATAGGTTGGCGCGAACTTCGAACAGCTTCGCGTTCATTTCTTCAGCGATTTGGTAAACGATTTCGGACTTACCTTCGCCAGGAGCGCCCCAGATCATTGTTGCTAAGCCAGCCATTGCGTTGGCTTTGATCTCTGGCGCAAGTTGGGATGGGCGTATAGTACGCATTAGTTGTCTCCTTCGTAGGGGGTTATGAATGGGTCGAGGGCACCTTTCGGTAGCTCGCTCGGGCGGGGGTTTGCTTCACGCCATTCGTCATACTTAGCGTCGGCATCGTGATCATCACGATATGGTGCATACACACCTGTTCCTTCGCAGTAATCAGAGTAGTCGTAACTTGGGTCGTCGCTTACGCGGCACGGTTCGCGGCTCATCATTAGTGCTCCTTTCGGTTACAGTTAAATGAATTAGTCTGGCTAATAATAATTACCACATGTCTCCGCCATTATTGGCGTAGTTGTTAATGTCACTTATCCACTCGCGGTACGCTGCTTCTTTAGCGTCATCAACGATGATGTGGTGGATGTCGTTGCAGTACTTGAAACGGTTTTCGCATTCACGAAAGTAACGAGCGAACGCTTCTTCGTCCGTCGGCTCGTCGATTTCAAAAAACTTGACCGACTCTTCGGATGGGGTAGGCCCCCAATCTCTGGTTACTTTTTTGATTACGAGGTTCATTCGTCCTCCAGTAAGAGTGAAAGTTGAACAGCGTGGTCTGGCGCAGCAGGGTTGAACTCATTCAGGTTGATGTGTTCATTCCATACCCAACCGCCCCAGCTATCGGGGTCTTCTTTGAAATCGGCACCGTCGATGTGGCCATCTCGGTAGTAGTGCCATAGGTCGTCATCACCTACAGATAAAGGCACATTGATATCGAGGAACAGTTCGGTCTCCATAGTTGCGTGGAGGCGGACGGTTCTGTGGGTTGTCGCATCCATATCAGTGCACCGTCTCACTTTCGTCCACGTGGTTGTTCATTGCCGTTGATAACTCGATGATGGATTCGAGCATTTGGTTCAACGTTTCGCGGTCGCCATCAGCCATATGGAGCGCGGCTTGAATAAAGAGACTCAGACCAGCGATTGTTACTTCGTCGGTGTTACCTTCTTCGGGTATTGCATCTAAAATTGCAGTACGAATAGCCATGATGTTTTCAGCTTTTTCGGCTGCTAGTTCGAGCGCTTCTTCTTTAGTCATGATTAGTCCTCACAGGTGTCGCAGAAATATGCGTTTTCGCACGCAATTTCCGCTGCGGTTTTGATGGTTTCAAAGTAATAGGTGTCACCGTCGTGATGCTCGGCTGTACCGATGTAGCCAAGTAAATTGACGTAGTGGTGAACAGGCCCGTAGCAAAGCACTTCGGAGCCGTCTTCACCTTCACCTTCGACTACTGACCACATTTGCGACTCTTCAAAGCCCGCACGTTCGAGTTGGGTTTTGTTGTCGTAGTAGTCACCAGTTGGGGTTCTGAGTTCGTTGAACGGAAATTCCGCATAGATTTCTGTTGCCATAGTTACCTCCGATATTTGGCTGATTTGGCTAGAAAGAATGTGTTTAGGTCGTCGCAACGTGCGGATGCCCAGGCAAAAAACGACTGCAAAGATGCACACACCTGCGCAGCGGCAAGCGACGCACGTAACTGAATTTTGAGTAAAGATTCGCGTTTCATGGTTCACGCTCCGAGGTTCACGTTTTGTTCAAAATGATGATAGTGATGCAGGCACACTAAACGCCCTGCGGACTGCCGCCCCTAGACCCACTGAGGTCATACAGATGGATAAAAAAACCCACCTAGATGCTCGAGAGCACCTAGATGGGTGAGGGGAGTAATTAGGCAGTAACTGCGTTGTCAACAAGCGCACCGAGCTTGGCTTTGACTTCGCCAACAGATGCACCAGACTTGCGTGCAACGTTGTTAGCCATCCTGTTGAGTTGCTTCTCAACTTTGGCTTTGCGCGATTTGCGCTCTTTAGTGATAGTCTCGAACTCGGCTTCAGCCTTGGCTAGCTTCTCGCGAGTCTTGCCATTGTCGGTTTCGACGTTGGCTCGAGCGGAGAAGTCAATAGTTGCTGATTCACCTTGACGAAGCTTAGCCTGCTCTTCAGCGTAGGCTAGTGCTTTGTTGTTGATGATAGTGACAGCATCATCAAATGAGTCAGCGATGTTGGCTTTGACCCAAGTATCGTCATCGCGCTTGACTGACTCTGCGTGGTAGTGAAGAGGCTCGATGTCTGTCAGGTAATCCATACCTTGCGCGATGTAGTGGTGCAAGTTGTTAAGACAGAAGAAATCATCATCGACGAGACCGACGATTTTGTTGCTGTCGACACTGAAACCGATCTGATCGGTAATGTCGGAGCTGAAGTCGATGCCGTTGCCGAAGTCCTCGGTGCGCTTACCGCGCATATCTGCGCGAGCCAGACCGCATACTTTGTTCATGACTGTTTGAACAAAGTCGAGAAATGCAATGGGGGGAGCGACTGGTGGCTCACCGTCATTGAATTTGTGGTCAGTGGCTTGTTGCACTGTGCGGTCATGAGCGACTGCGATGCAGTTGAGAAGCGCCCAATCGGGGTTTTCTTTCTGAATGCGCAAGGCGAATGATGCAATCAGACCGTAC